ATGAACTCTTTGTTCAACTACAGTTTTCGGGAAATAACTATCCTTCAAAGTTTCGCATTTTTCACGGAAAGAATCCTCATCCGTAAAATCAACGTCTTCTGTAAGACCTTTGAACTTTTCAATTTCAGTATCGGCCAAATCTTCGGAAACGTCAGAAATAACCATTTCACGAACTAGCTTAGAGTGAGAAGAAGTAAGATCAACCGACTTAGTGATTTGCTCATTCAACTTCTCTTCTAGTTCAGAAATCTTTTCAGATTGTGCTTCGAGAACGTCATATTTCTCATTCGGCACATCAATATAATGATCTTCAAACAACTGTTTCAGCCCAGAGATGAAGTCTTCTGCAATCTCGCCCTTCAAACCGCGCTCGATTGCCAACTCGTTCTCTTTCGTCCATTCCTCTACAACGTAGTTGAGATATGTATCGACTTTTTCTGTAAGTTCAGATTTAAAGGTTTCAATTTCTTCTACCTTTTCCTCTAATACTGCTTCATGAATACGCTCAATCTCTGAACGTACTTTAGATTTAACTGCTGCTTCAAAAATAGTCGCAGCCTTAATTTTAAAATCTTCCGAAAGACTGTCATCAGCACTCATCAGAGCCTGAACGTCTTCTTTAACGTCAATGTCTTTGATACGAGCTTCAACTGCTTCAGCTTTAACCTTTTCTTCTTCAGTAGGTTCTACTTCTTCGTGATCCATGGCTGACATGATATTTTCATACTGGGACTTTAAATCTCCAGCTTTCATGTTTGCCATCTTATCATTCATTGCCTGCAACATAGCAGTTTTGGTTTTCGGGGCAGCTTCAGCGATAACCTCATCGCCTTCTGCTTCAAAACCAGCAGCGAGTTTTTCGGGTTTATCAGGTTTCCCTTCACCCTTCTGTTGTTCATCTCCACCAACTTCTTTCGCTTTCGCCGCAGCCTTCTTGCCAATTGCCTTATCGGCCCGGTCTTCATCCGCACCTTTTTCGACTTTTGCTTCTGGCTTAGCGCCACCAAGATCATCAACTTGGCCGCCCGGCGTAACCGCATCAATTTTTTCAGCTTTCGCAGCAGGAGCAGCACCCGATTTTGGGTCACTAGCTTCTTCAAGCTCAGCTAGAACTTCAGCTTCAAGTTCCTCAATTGTTTGTTCTAATTCTGACATAGGGAGTCTCCTTACCTTGCTGTTAACATATATTTATAAATTATAATCTTTTAAGGAATTTAGCAAATTCCAAAGCCTCTACTTTTATATCTCTTTGGTGTTTTTTAACATCAAACTTTTGTTTTAACCCAACGAGTTCCGCTTCAATAAGGGCTCCATTATTCCAAACCCACTCTTTTCCTTCCATAATACCCTCTACGAAAGCATTTGGTGCGGAAGGATCAGCAACAATATCAGCTGCGGTTGCGAGATAAAAGTCATCCCGAACATAACTTGCGCCGCCTTTTTGGTCTAAACTCCCCATTCCGCGTGAGGAAACACCTAGTTTTGCACCTTCATCCATAAGGTTCTTGACAATCTCCCCCATAGGAGTTGCCATGATCTTTGCCTCACCGATAAAATTCTTACCATCTGGTTCCAGAGAAGTAATCATATGGGATACACGCTCCAGATTGACCGTTGGGCCCTCTGGATGTCCAAGCTCACCAAATGCACGTTTCTCTTTAATAAAATTCTTGTTATATTTTTTAACTTCATTCTGAAGAATCTCCATAGGATAGACACGACCATTACGGTTCTTAATGTCAGCCTGCATGAAGATGCCACGAATCTTGTAGGACTTATCACTACCCTCTTTTGCTTCGCAGATAAACTCTACCTCTTCTACTGCTTCTGAAAATAATTTTACTGTGTTCATGTGATGTTATCCCATCCAGATACTTTTTTACATTTAATAATAATTGTACCGACACATGCCGAATCATTCTCTATGTAAATATCTCCTGTGATACCAGACCCAGCATTATTTGCGATAGAGGGAAGTGCCTGACCGCCAGCATTATAGCTACCATTTGTATTTAACGTAAATGCAGCTACATTTGTTGTAGCATCCCATTCTATTTCTGTAACAGAACTGACTGTCCACCAGAGTGAAACAATAGATAATCTGGGGTCAGTTGCAGCGCCTCCAAGAGCAGATGCATCAATAACTTTCAAGGCAGTTCCATTTGTCCCAGTGATGGTATGTTTTGTAACCAACTCAAAATCTGAGTCTACTAATGTTTGAGTTGCTATAGCCATTTTAAACTCCTAGATTGATAACATTTCCTGTTCAAAATAATTCATAAGGTCTTTTTCCCTCACCTTGTATTTTTTTGAAACATCTTTAATAGTTTTATCAAATGTATTTAGGAATTCTGAAGGTTTAGAATCCATAATTCCGAAAATTTGGTCAACAGCATCACGCATCTTAGGAGAAAGCTTCTGATATTGCTTAGATTTCTTGTGTTCGTCCTTCTCAAATACAGCTGTATTATATACACCCTCAAAATTCTTAGTCATTTTGTTCTTCTTGCTTTCCAACAAAGGTTTTAGAAATTTCTTTTCTCTTAACTTCCAAAGCATCACCAACCTTTGCCGTAATTGCACTTTTAAATACATTTTCGGCTTCTAAATTATTACCTGATGCTACTGCATCTACAAATTCTTTACTCATTATTTATCTCCTTTATCAAATTTTTGTTTATCATCCGGCTTACCGTTTTGTTCTGGGTCTTCATAGTCTGGCATTTGTTCTGGTGGAATTATAGAACCATCACCGTCCTGTGGATACCTTGTGATGCCGTCACCACCATCAGGTAGAACAATTCCACCGTCCATTGGATCAGTTTCAAGTTCTTTTGCCATCTGATCACGCATTTCAGTAACTTCAGCATCATTCATACGCAACACTTTTTTCAATACATATTCCTTACTAAAGAATGTACCGATATATGATTGAATACCATCAAGTGTCTGAATACGATCATTAAGAAGCTCTGCGTCTTTTAGTTCTGCGAAGTGACCATCCTGTAAAAAATCATATTGAATATGTTCTTGCATCGCCGGCCAGTCTTCTGGAGCAATGATACCTTTAAGTAAGAGCTGTGTTTTAAGAATGTCTGTAAACATAGGAGTGAATTTCTTACGAATACGTTGCACAAACTTAGTGAACTTTAATTCATCTCTCGTAATTTCGGAAGCGCGACCAAGACTAAACCCAGCATCTGATTCCATACGAGATATTGGAACATTCAGGGATTTATAAAGCTTCTTTTGGAAATACTGAATGTCATCTATCTCCCCCAGATTAGAGCCGCCGGGAAGTGTTGTAATTTCGGTGCCTCGGCCACCTTCACGGCGCGGCAACCAAAAATCTTCCAACATCGACATATGATTCCTGTCATCTCGTATTTCTCCAGTAGATGCATCATACACAAGTTTATTGCGATAACGATTCATCACGTCTTTTAGATATTGTTCTGCCTTTACCTTAGGCAAATTACCAACATCAATGTAGAAAATCCTACGTTCTGGTGCTCGGGAAATACGATAGATAACCAATGCATCTTCAATCATCCTTAATTGATTTACAGGCTTAATTGCTTTGTGTAAATATGAAAGTACTCGACCACTATTACCATCAATCAGACCAGATGGGCAATATGTGATAGAATCAGGAGCAATCTTCAATCCTTGATTACTACCAGCAGTCGCAGCGGAACCTAATCCCTTTTCATTATATACATAATATTCTTCAACCTTTTCAACCATATCAACGCTTATATTGCCGATATTTTTTAGGTCTTTCTTAACTTCTCTAACCTTTTTAATTTTAGTTGGGTCAATATATCGTAACTCTGTAATACCCCTTTTGGGATTTTTCGTATCGATAATTTTATGGTAGAACAACCGCCCATCGACATACCATCTACGAAAGATGTCATGACCCTTTTGCTCAAAATGAAGAAGTCTCAAAACTTCATGAAATTCTGAACGTATTTTTCTTTTAATTTTATCTGGATAAGGTAAACGATCTAAAACAACTTCTACTGATACATCTTTTTGATTTGAAACGATACCTTCATTAATGATATCATCTACTGCTGTATCGCACTCAGCTTGTTGTGCAATATCACGATACCGCCGAATTAAATCTAAATCGTTTCGTTCTCTACCATCTGTATCTAGAATTTGACCAAAGAAACCACCGCCGGCAACATCAATAGTGCCGTCATCAGGAGTTGGGGTGGAGAATGTTGTTTCTCCACCCGAATCCTTTTTTGATCTCTGTATACTGAACCCAAAAAGTTCTGCCATAATATCTCCTACTAGTCGTTATAACTATTTAGTAGGATCAAATTAGAAGTTCACACCCGAAGCTTCAAAATGCTGATATCTCCAAGAAACCGTAAACTCTTCAACCGCTGTTGCTTCATCACTAGTTAGATCAATTTGAGCGCCAGATGTTGTTGGCCATGCACTTCTAAAGATATAAGTCTTCAGAACTGTTTCATCACGGTCCAACTGTTCAACAGTTAAATCTGTCTGATAATCAGCAGGAGCAATAACACCCTGTGTTGAAACCCAATC